ACTCTGATTACCTACGGTAAAAACTCTATACAAATAAAGGGGTACGATACATACGCCACAGAAGCGTTAGCTAACGCAGACGGTTATGCCCTGCACCGCGCGTTTTGGGATGGTGGAGTAGAACAACCGGGATTTTTTGTCGACAAATACAAAGCAAGCAAAGTTGCTAACGGTACTGGGTACACGGCGGCTTCTATCAAAAACGGATTGCCTCTCTCGTCAGCGTCCACTCACAATCCATTCGCCGATTTGACCGGCGGCGCAAATTATTATTACTCTGCTGTTGATCTGGCACACAGGCGTGACGGCATTAATGGTAATGTCAACGCATCGTCCAGATTCCATGTCAAATCAGCATTCCAAAACTCTGCCCTGGCAATGTTATCTTTAGTGCACGGCCAATATTCACAGACCGATACTTATTGTGCCTGGTACAACGCGACATATAACTATCCAAAGGGGTGCAATTCCGACTCGCTTAAAGATACTGATGATAGCACGGTTATTTACGCCAGCGATGGTTATTCTCATTCCTGCCGTGTAGGGTCAGGCGTGGCGTTCAACAAGACAACCCACAATGGGCAAGCCTCCGGAGTCGCAGATTTAAACGGTGGCATGTACGAAATAACTATTGGCGTCACAGCAATAGCGACCGACCTTAATATTTCCGGTATCAGCGCTGCCAACCCTGCTGAAATTACAACCTCAACTCACGGCCTCACGACTGGGGATTTTGTCAGGATTGGTTCTATCGCGGCAGGAACGTTAGCGACCGCCATCAATGATAAAATTTGGCAAGTGACAGCAACCGGCACAACAACATTTACTATTGTATTGGATAGTAGCGGATTAAGTGCGTGGTCGTCCGGCGGCACAGTAACTAAAGGCACTTTTTATGCAGCGAAAAAAGCTACAGCCATGAAAGCATTCACCTCTGGCGCTTCGGGTGCAACCGATCACTGGGGTGCTACCGGAGTTGCGGCTATGATGGATGCGTTTACTCCACCATTTAAATCCGGCTTTGCCTACGCGATGCGTTATGGATCGGGAACGAACCAGGTGCTGTCGGAATCTCTAAGCGGCGCCGGATGGACGCTAACAGGCCTCGGATTTCCCAGAACTGGTTCTAGCGTAGATGCCACAGGCACTAATCTTTTTGGGAGAGATTATTTTTATCAATACATTCGTAACGATCTGTGCCTGATTTCGTCCGCGGGTTGGGACTACAGCTCGGCTGCGGGCGTTTGGTATGCGCATTGGAGCAGTGACCGCGCGGGCTCGAGCAACACTGTGGGGTTTCGCCTCGCCTGCTACCCTGAATGACCGAGCGATAGCGAGGATTTGTGGGAGCACATAGCGAAGCGCAATTAAGTAGAAAGTTTATGGAGTTTGTAAAATTGTTAAACATTTATTTAAATCATTTTCCACGACATGAAAAATTCGCTTTAGCGAATCGAATAAGGAATACGGCTTATGAAGTTTATGATCTCATTACCGAAGCGCAGAAGAAATATTTCAAGAAAACCACCTTAACGGATTTAGACATAACACACGAGAAGTTGAGGATGCAACTGGCGCTAGCAAACGAACTTGGTTATTTTAATTACACCGCAGGGAAAGAAGTTAAGGATGTGCACGAAAATCAGGAACGGCGCAGATATTTAGCAATTAGCTCCATGGTAGACGAGCTAGGCCGTATGATTGGAGGATGGATACAAAAGATCAAGGAGGATAAACGCTGGTAACGGGTAGCATATTGAAATGTGCCTGATTTCGTCCGCGAATTGGAACAACAGCTCGAATGCGGGCGTTTGGTATGCGAATTGGAACAATAACCGCACGAACTCGAGCAACACTGTGGGGTTTCGCCTCGACTACGGCTCAAACCTCAAACCTCAAATGAGGATAGTGGAGCCACAGGGATATGTTATCCGGCTTTAAGCGAAATCAATTAGAAGCCTCTTTTTAGTAGGGAAACCGAAAACCAGAGGAACGGGAACGAAAATGAAACGATACGGGAATTTATTTGAGAAAGCATTCAGCATAGAGAATCTCTACCAGGCATACCTTGATGCCCGGCGCGGCAAACGTGCTCGCCGCGCTTGTTATGAGTTTGAGCGCCACCTGGGAGAAAACCTGCAAAACATTTTTAATGCGTTGCACGATGGAACATACCAGCCTGATCCCTATTTTGAATTTGTCATTATTGATCCTAAGCGCCGCGTCATTCATGCGCCGACATTTAAAGATGTAGTGGTCCAACACGCGATATACCGCACTATTTATGATATTTTTGACAGGTCTTTTATTGACCAATCATTTGCCTGCCGCATCGGATACGGAACTCATAAGGCCGCAAAATACGCCCGCAAGACCATGCAACAACATGCGGGAGATGAATATATTTTAAAACTGGACGTCCGTAAATTCTTTTATTCCATTGACCGTTTAATCCTTTGTAAATTGATTAAACGCAAAATCAAAGACCAGAGATTAGTTGACGTCATGATGCTGTATGCCGAAATGGAAACGCCACGGGGCATCCCTATCGGAAATTTACTAAGCCAGATTTACGCGCTGATTTATCTTAATCCGCTGGACCATTTTATTAAGCGCATCTTAAAAATAAGGCACTATGTTCGATACGTCGACGATTTTATGCTGATTGGCATGACACGCGACAAATGCCTGTCTCTCCGCAATACGATTATTGATTTTTTACATAACATGCTTGGGTTGGCGCTTTCCAAAAGCACGATTGCCAAAGTGCAAAAAGGAGTTAATTTCTGCGGATACCGGATGTGGCGCACATTAATAGTTATCCGGAAATACAGTCTCTATAAATTTCGCCGTGCCGCGAAAGCGGGGAAACAGGAATCGATAAATTCTTTACTGGGACACGCGAAAAATACAAATTCTTTATTCTATATGTTGAAAATAATCAGGGAGGAAATTGCAAATGGAAAAAATATACAAATACCGGAAAATTACAGACGACATTACAACCTATTGTCTGCTTGAGCCGGATTATAATTTACTGGCCACAGACGAACGGGTAAAAGAGCTGGCCACTATCGCCGGATATACTTATGTGAGTGTCCCGGACAGCATTACGCTTCCCGAGCAACCAGACAATATTGTTCTTGTTGAAGCGGAATCGCCGTTACTGGAAATTATCAACGAACAGGTGGTCGAGATGATCCGTCTTGGGTACTCAATTAATGACGAAATCAAAATGCTACGTATCGGTCCCAGCGATGAAACATCAGCTTATAATGCTTACGTAGAAGAATGCCGCGCATGGGGACGCGGCGAAAAGGAAAAATTAAAATGAATTTCCCAAACGATAAAATCAAGCATCTCATCGCAGGATTCACAATTTGCATTGTCGGGTATTTCTTTATCCTGTTTATCCAGAGGTACTTTAATTTCAATGTACAAGCTTCACTGGTCGGAATGCTTTTAGCTTTTCTGGCCGGATTACTTAAAGAACTCTACGACAAATATATCAAGAAAACTTATTTCGATTGGCTAGATTGGGCGGTGACGAATGTAGGCGGGATAATAGGATTTATTGCGATTGAAATTATGGTGTGTTGGTAAAAGGGGTGACCGGCTGGGTGCTCGAACACCCACGGCTTGAGGACATTGCCGCTGCCGGCCACAAGCAAACAAACGCATAACAGATTACTAGAGGACGGTCAAGATGGAACGAGAAGCGATCAAAGAAGCTGTAAAAGAGGCATTTCAAGAGGAATTGAAGGCGTTCTATATTGACCGTGAAACGCACTACAAACAACACGAGTGGCTTGCGGGAATGATTAAGTATTGCGAGCAATGCAAATCCGTAGTGCTGAAAACAATTGTAACGGCGATTATCGCGGGAACGCTTGGTTTGTTGTGGTTAGGATTCTCAATTAAAAGTGCGGTGAAATAAAATGACAATCGAACAATTCATTGAAAAACACGAAGGCCGAAGAAAGAAACCTTATAAATGCCCTGCCGGAGCGAACACGATCGGCGTTGGTTGGAATATGGATGCTAATCCTCTGCCTAAAACTATTGCTGATTATCTGAAGAAGCACGGCGAAATAACAGATGATATGGTTAATATCCTTTTAAATATTTCAGTCTCGAACGCCATTAAAGATTGCTTAGATTTGTTTCCTACATGGGATAATATATCTTTAAATCGGAGAACGGCGCTGATTGATTTTGTCTTTCAGTTGGGAAAAACAAAGGCGCTTCACTTTCATCATACTATTGCCGCAATTAATACCGGACGATGGGAGGACGCGGCAAACCACATGAGACAAAGTGCGTGGGCAAAGCAAGTGCCTAAACGAGCAGTAGAGGTTACGGATTTAATCGAGGCCGGATGATGAGTTTATTTTTAACAGAACTGAAAGCGGTATTAATAAAAGACGACACGGTTTGGAAGTTGGAAAATTCTCTTGTTTATGACAGCGACTTACTAGGCCGCATTATTGAGATTCCGGCAGACTTTGAAACCGAC